TCAAGCAGAAGACGGCATACGAGATAGCGTAGCGTCTCGTGGGCTCGGAGATGTGTATAAGAGACAGTATTATTGTTGTCATGACCAGATGGCATGAAGACGACTTAGTTGGTAGGTTGTTGAATCAAGCAAGTGAAGATGTGCTTTCTGACCAATGGGAAGTCTTACATCTGCCTGCAATAAAAGATAACCAGGCATTGTGGCCAGGGCGATACCCGATACCTGAACTAACGGTAATTCGGGCTTCGATAGGGTCACGGGCATTTGAATCATTATATCAGGGCAATCCAACAGTGGCTGAAGGCCAGATAATCAAGCGTGAATGGTGGAAGTATTTTAAGGAAATGCCTGTGTTTACTAAGAAGATTCACAGTTGGGATACCGCTTTCAAGGATAAGACACAGAACGATTACTCAGTCTGTACCGTATGGGGCGAGACACATAATGGATATTACTTACTGGATGTATGGAGAGGCAAAGTCGAGTTTCCCGAGCTTAAAAGGATTGCTCAGTCGCTGTATGCACGTGATACACCTGATATAGTTATAGTAGAGGATAAGGCGAGCGGACAATCATTGATTCAGGAACTACAACGTAACACACGGATACCAGTGTTGCCAATTAAGGTAGATAGAGACAAGGTTGCCAGGGCTTATGCTGCTACGCCACTAATAGAATCTGGCAGAGTGTATTTGCCAGAGAATGCCCCGTGGTTATTTGATTACATAGAAGAGCTATCGTCATTCCCTAAGGCAGCCCATGATGACCAGGTAGATAGCACGACACAAGCATTATCATTCATGAGAACAGAACCAAAGGAACAAGAGTCCGTGCTGGTTTACGATGCTATGCGAGAAGTTAACCTGGACTTGTAAAGGAGAGAACAAGATGATAAAACAAACAACAAGTTGTCATAATTGCGGAGTAGCTAGAGAGATGCAACTAGCAGGAACCTTTGGGGAGAGACCGTGTATATTTGCTGAGCAGATGATGCGCAATCCGTGCCGAGGGTGGAAATCGATAGAATGTTTTGGCGATGGTGTTGAAGAGGCTTTGGCTAGAGTTAAGGAAAGGAAATAGTGAACGGTAAAGTAGCAAAGAAGATTCGGAGGATATCCAGGCGAGACTGGCGCTCACACATTAGAGAGCTATATGCTCTACCGTTACGGATGCGGCTGAAATTCGCATGGCACATAATAGTTAAGGATTGATATTGGAGTAAATATGCCGAAAGATAAAATAGAACCGATAGGCAAAGAGTTTGAACAGATTTTAATGGAAGCTACACAGTCTGTAGAGGATTCTCTCAAACTAGAAGATGCAGGCTGGCTAAACCTTAGCGCTGGCACTGGTGACGTTGTTAGCGCAGCGGATAAGATTACGAACCTTAAGCTATCTCGGCTCTATGCTGTCCGGGACCCATTAGGGAAGCAATCTATACGGCTCTGGACGGATTACACATTTGGTACAGGCATGACATGGCAAACTGAAGACGAGACAGCAAAGAAGGCACTAGATTCATTCTGGGATGCCAGTTGCAACCGTAGAATACTAGGCGCTGCAGGGCAGCGGAAATCAAGCAATAAATTATTAATAGATGGCATGGTTTATTTCGCCATATTCCTGGGGCCAGATAAATCCACAATAAGGCGCATTGACCCCCTGGAGATAACGGAGATAATCACCGATCCCGACGACAAAGACGACGAGAGATATTACCGTCGGCAGTGGTCGGATAGACAGGGTGAGCCGCATGAGACTATATATCGTAGTATCACCAACGTAAAGGGCGAGGCTACTCTTGATATGAATGGCAAGAGTGTTACGCATAATGATGACGCCCTTATATATCGTTTAGAATATAATGATGGCAATCCGCTATTACTCCCTGCATTAGATTGGATTAAACAGTACCGGCGTTTCCTGGCTTCTCGTATAGCCGTTATGTTGGCATTGGCAAGATTTGCGTGGAAATCAAAAGTTAAGGGCGGAACGACTGCGGTAAGTGCCATTAAGGCCAAGACCGATGACAAGGAAATTGCGGCAGGGTCGCACCTGCTAGAGAACTTAGGTGTGGATACACAACCCATTAGAACAGACTCAGGCGCCTCTTCAGCCTATCAAGACGGCAAGATGGTTAAGTATCAAGTCTGTGCCGCCGTGGGAATTCCAGAACAGTATTTCGGAGACATATCAACAGGCAACTTGGCAACAGCCAAGACGGTTGAGTTGCCTATGATGAAGATGTTCCAGAGCTATCAGAAGGTTTGGAGTGACGCATATCAGGATATCGACGAGGTTATTTTAGAACATGCTGGTGTAGCACCTGATAACTGGTATATCGACAGGGACTTTCCCGCGATAGCACCGGAGGATGTAGCGGCAGCAGCCACAGCGATAGTACAGATACTACAGGTCATGCCTGATTTGGCTTACTCTGAAGATGTAAAGCAAATTGCGTTAATGACGCTTGGAGTGAATGACCCGAAGGAAGCACTGGAGGCACTAGACAAAGTGGCTGAGAGTAATGTTAATGTTAAGTTATCCAGGGTGTTAAAGGAGCTCAGGGAGACACTAAAGAAGGAGAAATAAAACAATGAAATGCGAAACTTGCCAGGGGTTAGGCTATAGAGAATATGAACATGGCTTAATCAGACTGAGATGCCCAGAGTGTAAAGGTACTGGAGAAGTCGGGGCTCTTTTAGAAGAGAATGTGGCAGACGAAGTTGTTAAAATAATTGAATTACAGGAGACTAATGGCAATAATATCAGAACTGAACCAGCTAATAGCGATACTCGAGGCGGAGATACCAGCAAATCCGCTAGCGCCGCAAAACCTAAAGCTAAGAGGAAGCGTAGAAAGAAAACTCGCTAAGTATTTCAAGAATTTAGAGCAGGCATTTCCATATAGTTCTTTGGGGAAGATTTACAATAAGTATGTAGAAAAGGAGGAGTCATGAATCAGATTATAATCAAAGCGTGTGTAACTACCTACCCAGATGGGAGCAGCAAAACTTTAATCCGCAAGGCCTTTTTAGATGAAACAGGCCATTTGATTGCCAAGTATTTTTTAACTAATTATGGGGAATGGATACAAGTACCCAGTAATGAATGCTTACCTGGTGTTTGTGCGTTGGAAACAGCCATTTATGAGCAAGCCCTTGAGGAATAAATGCCGATAGATAAAGATGCACGAGGTATGCTTGACCCTGTACTGTCTACATTTCACGATGCCTTAGTTGCTGAGGTAAGCGGCCAGTTATCCGAGACCTATATCTCAGGACAAGCGGAGATGATTACATACGGGAAAACGAAACTCGGAATCCCGATAGCTTATGAAGGCCCTCCATCTAAAGTTGCGATAGACTGGGCAAAGACGCAAGGTGCTAAGCTCGTGACTCAGATGGATGAGGAGACGAAGCGCAGGCTAGCGAAGGTGGTTAGCGATGGCATTAAGAATAAGCGAGGCGTACCAGGGCTAGAGCGTGACCTTAGAGCCACCTTTTCCGATATGAAGAAATTCCGCAGTACGATGATAGCACGTACCGAGACTGCAAATGCCTTATCACAAGCATCATTAGACAACATGGAAGCTATGGGCATAGATGGCAAGGAATGGGTATGGCCTGGTACTTCTGATTGCGATATATGTTCTAGTAATGAAGCAGCAGGAGTTATCCCAGTGGATCAGGCATTCCCTAGTGGAGACATGGCGCCGCCTGCCCATCCTAACTGTGAGTGTGCTATAGCTCCTGCGATATTAAAGAAATGATAGATAAGAAAGAGCTGGAGAATATACTTAAAAAGGTAGACTTGCAAATGGACTACGGGTCTATTAAAATACAGATACGCAACGGCAAGCCTACATTAGCGACTATAGAAAAGACAGTCAAGTTAGACTAAAGGAGAACAAGGAATGGGAAACTGGACATCTATTATAATAATTCCAGCGATTGGCGAACGCATAAGTGTATTAGAACATTGTAATCAATACCTTAAGGAAAGGTATGATGGGGATGAGGATGAGTATCCCATATTTTATTAAGGAATGGTTTTGCCCGAAGCCTGAATATAGGGTTGTTGATGAAACCGAGAAGCCTAGTAAGTACACTAGCAAGGCATACACGCAAACTAATGAACGGTGGGGAGTCATACAGGTATTTATTAAGAGAGCACATGATGGTCAGTTCTGGCTTTGTAATATAAGCAAGGACAAAATTGAAAGAGTCGGGTTGGAAGATATACCCACATTATAAATAAACTAGCTAAACGGAAGAACCGATAGGCTGTAAAAGGCTTGTCGGTTCTTTTTTTTATTTCATAGCCTATCTGCCAAGTGTAGAAAAGGTAACGAAGCCGCCTATTCAGACGGCTTTAGCATTTCAAGGAGGTAATTATGCCATATCCAACTTTAGATAGTTTGCCAGATGCGGTGAAAGCACTGCCGAAGCATGGGCAAGAGATATATCAATCCACCTTTAACGCTGCCTTTGTGCAGTATAAGGGGGACGAAGCCAAGTCTGCTGCAACCGCATGGGCTGCTGTTAAGACTAAGTATGAGAAGGTTGACGATAAGTGGGTAGCTAAAGAGGCAGTCCATCCTCACGGTGAGCATGTTTGTGTATGTCCCGAATGCGAGAAGGAAATAACCGTGGAGGCGAATGTCAAATGCAATACCCAGGATTGCCCTGAATGCGAGACACGAATGAGGGCGAGGGATATTGGAGAACGGAGGGAATCTATGAGCGATGATAGCAAACGAGATATATTGCACTCGGCCCTGGTATCTCATTATGGATTAGAGACCGAGGCATCTCCAAAGCCAGGCAGCATAGACATAGAGGAAGTATTTGAGGATGAACTTATATATAACATTGACGGGCAATCCTATAAAGCAAGCTATGAGGTAGGCGAGGACGGGAAGCCTACGCTTGGTGAGCCTGAGAAGGTAAAGAAGAAAACTGTTTACGAGCCGATGGAATCTCTGCAGAAGACATACTCGGAGATAATTCAGGAGGCAGGCAGGCGAAATGCTTCCCTGGATTCTGGCCGAATAAAGAAGATCATCGAATTATGCCAGGAACTATTATCTTCAGAAGAGCCAGATGTTTCCAAATTAAAGAAGGCTGTTAAAGAAGCTGGCGCAACCTTGAAGTGGCTCAAAGAACAGGCAGTTATGAAAACTGAGGATGGTGTTTGAAGCTAAGTTCGACAAAGGCAGGGCTACAGTCATTGTCATTAAGCCTGGCTTCAATGCTACTGAAGATAGATATTATCCAACTGAGATGTTGAAGCGAGACTATAAAGTATTCGAGGGTCAAAAGATGTATGCCGACCACCCAACGGAGGCCGAAGATAAGGCTCGCCCGGAGCGGTCGATAAAGGACTGGGTGGCCACATTATCCGAAGTAACTTGTGACGAGAACGGAGTAGTTACTGGAATAGCGGAGATTGTCGAGCCCTGGTTAATGACGAAGTTAGCGAGCCTCAGAGATAAAAAGATGCTTTCAGAAATGGGCATCTCTATCAATGCGGTAGGCAGTGCTTCTAAAGGAACTATAGATGGCAAGGACACTCTGATAATCGAGAAGCTCGTTGCTGCCAGGTCAGTTGATTTTGTGACTGAGCCTGGAGCTGGTGGAGTCGTTACATTCTACGAATCGGATAGAGGTCATGATATTGACCTAATAGATATATCGACTTTAAGGGAACAACGCCCTGATTTGGTTAAGGTTTTAGAAGTCGATGTCAGGGCAGAAATAACCAAGGAGG